AGAGACCTCTGAGCCAAGTCATCTGGGTATGAGATACCCATAGGAACATCTTTTATTGCATTAATAAGATTTTCATCCCACTTAGGTGTCATAACAGTAGTGTCATCGGCTGCCCAAAGAATGTAGTCGTACTCTTCCATATACTTATTTGCCATGCGATTTAGTTTTTCGTTCACACCTAACTGCTCTGGTTTAGGTCCTATCTCGTACTTAACACCCTGCATCCTCGGATATAAAGCGTGGTCATCTTCATCTAAGCAAGCGACTATGTCTGAAACAGTCGAGTGATATCTTAGGGAGTCCACTGCTCTAACAAACCTTTTAGGTCGAGTTCTAGATGGAACTAAGATAACTGAGCGAGTCATAACTTAATTTTAACACGGAATACATAAAAAATAGGGATCACTCTCTACAAGTGATCCCTACTTTAGATGTTGTATTACTTAGATATACCCTCACCCTTAATTACAGTCTCTTGTCCTGTAGCAAGATCTCGAACTACAATCGAAACGGTGTAATCACGACCTTCTCCAAGAGATTCAACATTTAGAGTCTGAGCAGAGCCATCTGTTCCAATTGCAGTAGTTGAGCCAGATTTATTATCACGGACAATAAGAGTTGCCCAAGATTTACTTGCATCAAAGTTTGGAACCGCAGGCATTGCAATAGCCACAGACAGGGCACCTGAGGCATCTACAACTCGAGAAGCAATAGATGGAGCAGTGATAGTTGCTCTATCTGTGGTATCACTTCTGGCTGGCGTTGGTGCTGGCGCAGTAGAAGCAAAAGTTGCAACTACTGGGTTTAGTATTACAGTCTCAGTATTTGTCAAAGTATCACGAATTACTGTTTTAACTGTGACGTTCTGATCTTGTGGAAGATTGTTAATAGTCACTGTGCTTGAACCTTGCGCAAGCCCGACTGAAGTAGTTGAGCGACCATCAGTAACTGTGTAAACAGAAACAACTGATGTAGATGGTAGATCTTGAATACCAGCAACATCAACAGTCATTGAGACTGAGTTATCCGCATTAAGTGTCTGAGTTGTGACTACAGGTGAGTTTGCTTGTGCCACAGCAGGGCCAGTTGGCTCTGTAGGAAGTGTGACCGGTGATAGTTGAGTGATCCCATATGTAGGAGTCACTTTCACGTCAGGTGCTACATATACTGAAACTATCGAGCCTTGAGTGATTGGCTTAAGGCGAGTTACACCGTTTGAATCAACATACTTAACTCCAGCATTGGAGGGAAGTTTTACAATAATTCCATATGAATCAATTACACGGTTTGGTGAGTAACCATCCCAAGTAACAATTTTATCAACAACACCGTCCACAATAACTGCATACTTTGCTTTAGCAGTTGGGGCTGGTGTTTGACCTGACATCTGAGGTGTAGATGTGATTGCATCTAAAGTAATTGCAAAGTAGCCATCGGCTCTTGTTTGAAGCAAATCTTCAGACTTCATTCGAGATACTGTGCTTTGCGCATCTGTATCTGCTACCCATCCAGCAAATGCTGGGCTTGCAATAAGTGTTAGCGCAGTGGCTAAACCTAATATACGTACTTTATTCTTTAACATTCTTGCTCCTAGTCATTTTGTCTCTTGAGAGGCAATACTAGTAGGTAGACTATTAAATAGCAAGTACGCTATGAAACTGCTTTTTTACGCTTGTTTTTCTTCTTCAGTTTCTCTTTTTTCTTCTCTAACTTGGCTGCTTTATCGATTTTCTCAGCCTTATATGCCTCTACTGCGTTGGCGCTAGTTCTACTTCTCCAAGCAAAGCCGCACTCGGTACAGGTAACAATTTTTGCTGTAGTCCATCTTCCAGTTGTTGATAGTTTCTCTATAGATGTTTCTAGTTTGCCAGGTCTAGCAGTGCAGAACGGACAGTTAGGATATCTACGGCGTCGAGTCTCTTCTCCAAGATATGAAACGGAAAGAGTCCTGCGAATTTCAATTTCATCTTTGCCTCCCCATATTCCCCAAATTTGTCTGTGCTCTAGAGCCCACTGTAAACAATCTTTTCTTACGGGACATGAGAAACATAAATTTTTAGCATCATACTTTTCAGAAAAATCTTTAGAGAAAAACCAGTCTAAATATTTTTTATTTGATGGTTTGGCGCATAAGGCTTCACTCTGCCATCTAAGGCTTTCTGCTGGTTTCCACATACACTCTATTTTAAACTAAAGCACTATAAATCTACTGACTAAAACACTATATTTACTATATTTCTATCCATGTAGTTAATTCAATATTTTCGACTATATCACCATACTCGGTCTCAGAGTTTTCGTCGCACACTACGTACTCAAACTCTTCCTCTAGAATGCCACACCAGCCCCTAATTATTTGACAATTTTCAATTAATTTAAAACTATCTCCTAAAGAATCAGCAACTCCATCTCTTTGAATAGCAGACGCTAATGCTCTAGAAACAAGATCGTTATCCATATCTACATGATCTAAAGTGTAATAAACGGTTGAGTCAGGATTGTTTTTACTATAGCCAGAGCCACTCCACTCACACCAAAGTTCTTCCCCAGGTCTTGTGTCTTTTTTCATTAATTTTTTAAAGCCTATTCGTCTTCTGTAGAGTAAAAATTAAACTCGAAATCCTTTGAAAACTCATCATTGGTAAAGTATATTTCTTCTTGCTTCTTTAACTCATATATTCCAGCAATAGTTACTGATCCACACATACAGCAGACGTCTACAGAGCCAGTGTTTATTATTGTTGGCATATCTACACCAACAAGTTTTACAAGGATGTTGCCATCCTCATTGACGCTCTGAGGCTCCCACTTGGAATGCTCTTCCATCCAGCACAACTCGCAAAGAGCCATAGGGCTAACCATTGAACTGTCTTCCATACATAGCCTTTCTCGAGGCGTATCTAGTAGGACAATTCTAGTTGTATTTCCCATTCTAGATTTGTTTTAAATCTATATTTACAGAAATTCTTTTATGCTTTCTTATATTAGTTCTTTCTTTAGGGCTTAGTCCTCCCCAAAAACCAAACAGTTCATTTCTAATAGCCCAGTCAGCACACTCGGCTTTGTGAGGACACTGTTTGCATATGGAATTTGCCATTGCATATGTACTCATTGAATCTACTTTCTTTTCATCTTTATCATCAGTGTAAAATATTTCTACACCAACTTCTGCGCATAACGGTTCTTCAAATTCCCATGGTCCACGAGACACTTGGCTCTCCTTTTAAAGTTTGGTTATCGGGTTATTTACTTACAAATTACTTTTGTTTATTCTCCAAGTTCCCGACCTCATAACCACATGCAGCATAACCAGCAATATCAACCCAAGTGTCAGGTTGAAATCCAGACTTAGAAGCATACCTAGCCACTTTAAGACCAACCATCATCATTGCAACATCTTCATTGGTAATTTCAATACCTAGAATTACAGACCAAATTTTTGCTGTTCGTTCAAAATTATCTTCAGGATTTCCGTACTGTTTGTTGCGCTCCCCAGAAATAATTCTAGCGGCTTCCCGTAGCGCCTCAACTCGTAAAGTAGTAGGTTCACTAGTTGTTGGTGTTTCTTCGTTACCTGATGTCATCCTTTATCCTCGCTATCACTTGAGCATTGTATTTTTTGGGAAGATTTTTATCAGAGGTGCCATCAATAGTCACCTCATAATTAACATATTTTAGTGGGTCATCAGAGGTTATGGCAAGGTACAAAGATATTTCTTCTTTGATATTGTCGATAATCTCTTGATGATTATTCCCAACTACAGAGAACTTATATGTAACTGTTTTCAAGTTACAAGCGTTTCTCTAATTGATCTGGTCTTAAGTGAACTCCTTCTAAAAGAGGAGCTTTATTATCATCGCTTTTAATAATAATATCTCCATAGCGAATTCCTACAACCCGACCTCTCCTTCCATTAAAGTCTTTACCGCTCTTATTATCAAAAGCATCAGACTTTATTCGCACGTAATCTGCCAAAACAATTGAGCCAGGAGTTACTTGAACCCAAGTCTCGCCCTTTTCTTCTTTTACAAGAGCGTGACCTAATGACAACTTAGCAAAGATAGCAATAATATCTTTAGAGTAGTCAACTTTTTCTTCTTTATTTTTATCTTTTACGCCTTCCCA